GCCAGCTTTATCTTGCAGACTGGGGCCTCTGGTCCTGCCCGTCACTGCAATGGGCCACACTGTGGTGTCCCACTGCTCTTTGTCCATTGTGATGAAGAACCCCTTCTGTCTTGGTGCAAACTCCCCGACCTGCTCCATGCTTTTCTTCCGGCTGCACAATTGCCGCAAGTATGAATCCTCTAGACTCCTAACGTGCATGACAGCTAACCTATTCCATCCTTCGAAAGAAGCAGAAGACCAGCGGTTGTCGTCGCCGATAAACGCATGGACTAAGATGGGCAAATGGCCTTCCATGCTGGAAGTCTGCCGAGTGACATCACGACGGCTCTCGCCGCAATTATACACCACAGTGACTTCGCGTCGGGCCAATAAGAAGATCTCGTCTGCCCCATAGATGTCACCGAAGTTCTCGAGTATGTAGAGAAAACGCCAGATGTCCTTGGCGAAACCACTAAGCACGTAATGGCAAGACATGTTCGCAGGCATGTAATTCCACGGGCAAACAGAGAACTCCCGATGGTTAGGAGAGAACTTCTCGATCAGACAATTTGGGTTGAAAGCGAGGTGGTTGGGGTCGCGGTTTAGCAAAAGCAACTGCCAGCCTTCTGCCAACACAAGAGCCGGCAGGTATCGCCACATCGCCAAGGAACGACTGGCTCCGTACATCGGGATTTCAATGACAGTGACATCCTTACGAGCAGCGTATTTAGTGCCTAACTGGTCCTTGGTGTTGCTAAAGATGACCAGATGCGCCACTCCCGCATGAACTTGCCGAGTTTCGTTCTCATAATTCCCGCAAGCGGCAGTCACACCCACCAGCACGCCTTTCGGGACCTCTTCTTCGAACTTGGCGATGACCAGGGCAGCAACAAGGCTTGTGAATTGTTTGAAAGGTTTTGTGATTGAACCCCCGTTGAAAGCCCTCATCAGGTGGGCGGGTGACCAGTTATGTGGGTTCCAAGAGTGATGGATGCCGCACCGACAACCATGATGGATCTCCTGTATCCGGTGGACATCAGAACGCACATCAATGTTCAGGCCATCCGGTGTGTGCCGAGAAAGATCGGTGGATCGACGCTCGACATCAGCACTAGCGTTGAAGACACAATGGTGGGCCAATGACACTCGCTCAGCGATGACCACCGAAGCCATCGAGCAAGCCTCGCCTACATAGTCAGAAGTCAAATTGGCGATGCATGAAGTCGAGCCCTTGGCAGCTCTCTCACGAACTTTCGCGAACCACCCAATGGGCACGGCTTCAGCCACTCGTGGCGCGACAGCCCATGGTGGAAGAATCGCATTCGTTGGCCTCAGGACGCCCAGGCCCACGAGAGGAGACACGATCTCACCTCCGATCGAGAAGAAGTTGTTCTCGATGAGGCGCCACCGGTCAGGCGGAACATAAGGCTCTGTGATTGCACCAACCAGCAAGGCGCCTTTGAGCTCTTGGCTCATCTCAGTCTGTGAAGTGGCGACGAGAGTCAAAGTTGGTGTGATGGATACAATGTCTTGAGCCCAGCGGGCTCGAGTTTGTTCCCAAAACTCTGTGAGGTCGGAAGAAGGCGTGACAAGGACATGGGCTTTGGTTCGTGCCCTCCATTCCCTCACTTTTCTAACGACCCTTTGGCCCACCCGCAAATTTACGCCATCAGGCAACCTTCTCGCGA